GGGTTGGTAGTTTTCCCACACAAGTTCTTTATTCTCCAAATAGTCTTGGCAGACTTGGTGAAAATCAGTTCCTCTTGCAGTTGCTCTTTTTGTAATACGATTTGCTTCTTCAAGACCTACACGTTTTCTCCACTTAACAAAAATCTCACGATTGTAGAAAGAAGTTATAGAAGTAATTGAAGGAACCCACTTACCACTGGGAAGATTGTACAGACGAATACTCTCTGTAGTCTTACAATCTAGTTCAAGATCACCTAAGTAATTATGATGAGTAAATGTCATACACCAATTTCCATTTTTGCAATGATATACTCTTTAACAAACCCAGACCTTACAATATCTTCTACACCAAATTCTACAATATCAATGGAGGGCATTACTCTTAAAATCTTCATAAAGTCAATGATACCATTTTTCTCATTTGTCTTAATTAAGTCAGATTGAGTAGCATCACCACAGAACATAATTTTAGAATCTTCACCAACACGAGTAATGATAGAATCAAGCTCGTGGAAATTTAAATTTTGAAATTCATCTACAATAATAATTGCTTTGTCCAGTGTAGTGCCACGAATAAAAGAAGTACTCCAAAAACCAATCGTTCCTTGAGTTTTGAGATTTCCATAAAGCATTTCAAAGTCTGCTTCTGATGGCAACTCAAACATATACTTCACCATATTCTTATAGGGAATTTGATAAAGGGAAGATTTGTCTTCGTGATCTCCAGGAAGAAAACCTATCTCACGAGTTGCTACAAGTGAACGAACAATATAAATTTTTTCATATGGGGTCTTTTCATCCAAAACATCTTTAAGTGCATTATAAAGTGTGATAAAAGTTTTACCAGTACCAGCACATCCATATGCAACAAGATTTTGATTTTTATCATAAGATTCAAAGAGTATTTCTTGATTCTTTGTAAGAGGTTCAATCGTCCTCATTATATCAGAACTAATAGGTTTCTTACGTTTCATTTGCTTATTACTCATACCAAAGGGCACTGGAGTTTTGGGCGTATTTCTTCTTGGGGGCATATTTTTTATTTAAACTGGTTTTACTTTTGATCCGGGAACTTTTGATGCTCGTGAAAGAACATCGTTCCATCCTGGATGAGATTTCTTAAGTTTATCATAAACCTCACCCAGTTCTCCAGACGATGGACAAGTTGAGGGATCAGACCAATCACGATCCCATTCAGAGTTATCTTTTTTCCATTGTTCCCAATCGTGAACACTTAGAATAATTTCTTTTTGTTCGCCCGTAACTTTATTATAAATCGGATAAGTTGCCAAATTTACGACTCCATAGTGTATGAGGATATTTATTCGATACAAATTGAAGGAGCATCATCACACTCAATACAATCAATACACTCATCAATATCTGGATGAGATTTCAAAAATTCTTGAAAGTCTTGCTCCGTAAAAAGAACTTTAAATATATGACCAGTAAAATGGTCTTTTACACAATAAGATTTCATAATACCTCAAGGACTCAATCGTGCTTTATGTAGACGCTTTTCCTCATAATAACTGAAGATTTCTGGAACCCATTCTCTCATTACGGGGACCATACCTTCACAAAGTGCTTGAATTTCTAATTGAGCATCAAGTTTTGCTCTCAGGTCTAGAAAGTGTAATGCAGCACGAAGAGAGAACGAAACCACAAAGTTTTGACGAATATTCTGGGGAAGATAATCACGGAGATGTTCCTCTGCCATACCACGAGTATTATAACCCTCTGCATACCTCTCAGATGCTGCTAGACAGAACTTTAACTGCCTTTCGTAGTCTTCCTTCGTCCATTCGTACTTGTGACCTTTACGGTCTAGGTAGAGACCTTCTGGACGCACATAGAAGACCTCTTCAGGTTTCAGGTCACCAGTCGCAACCTTCAATACACGACGACCAGTATAACGTTGAGACTGAACATCAAAAGAAACTCCAACACGATGAGTTCTTGCCTGAACCATTACATTATGAACAAACCCAACACAGTCCAAAGTAATTGCAGGATGCTCCAGTGGTCCCCAATGTCCCCGTTCATTTGCCAGTAGTTGCTCAATTACCCATTTACCACATTCCTTTTCTGCAGGGGGAAACTTAGTGTGAATAGGGTCTTCACTATAATCATTCTTACCTGCCTGATAAACAAGAGTTTGTGGAAGTTGTGTCTGACGGATCATCACAACTTGCATATAACGGTCAAGTTCTAAAAGATCCTTTGCTTTGATAGGTTTCATTTCAATCCTCTTCTTCGCAGTAAATTTCGTCGTAATCTGTTAGGTAATTTGAAACTTCTTCGTATTGTAAGTTAGTATCAGATACATAAAGTTCTGCTTTCAGACAATCCAATAGAGACTCTATGTTTCTTACTATAAGCTTTAAACGTTCTTTATCCATCTTTATCAACCTGAACAAAGGTAATTATACACAAAAAAAAGAGACCTGTCAAGGTCTCATCTCTCAATATAAGTTAGTTTATGATCGGTTGCATAAAGTTGTTGAATAATAATATCACATCCAATTTTAGGATTGCAGTCCCCGCAAGTATAAACATCAACTGCGGCTCTACCTTCTTCAGGCCAAGTATGAATACTAATATGACTTTCGGACAACAAACATAAAACAGTAACTCCTTGAGGATCAAACTTTTTTGATATTGTTTGAATTACGGTAGCACCACTTGCTGCTGCAGCATTTTCTAATAAATCTATAAGACAATACTCATCATTTAAAAGAACAAATGAGCAACCGTAAAGGTTTAGTAAATAATGCTTACCCATTAATCTAAAGGATTATCCTTTGCTTCTTTAATTAATTGGCTGACATAGTTTTCAGTACCATCCATTGTCTTAACAGTAAACAAAGGAGACTTCATATATTTTTTTATTTTTTTATACTTTTTTAAAAGTTTATCAACTTCATTGTCGTCAATTACAACTACTGCCTTATCATCTTTAATTTTTTCTCCACCAAATCCTACTGAACTCATTTTCTTTTCTTTTTCTCTGGTTGTCGGTATCCCCACATTCTAGGACTAACTCTTCCATATCCAAAATCAATTTTTTGAACTGATCCTGAACCATACATATCATAATACATATCAAAAAGACTTACTTTTTTCTGACATCGCACCAGATCCATATATTGTTCACCATTTACATTATACCAAATTAGGTATGCATCATTTGGGAACGATGGGTCTTTTGCCTTTTCAAGCGTGGTTTTTTCTAATAGAACTTCACAACTATATTTGTGAGGTACAATTAAGTTTTCTTCTTTTTCCAAAGATTCTGCCATTTTTTTACCTTTCCCCATAACTGCTGTCATGAACGTCCACCCCATTGAATATCGGGATATGCTTCTTTCACATTATCCAGAGTTATTTTATATTTGTCAGAAAGTTTTTTGTCTTTCACCAAGCATAAAAGTTCTGCTTCTTTTGGATGAAGACCTTGTAAGATATTAATAAACATTGTTTCTCTTCGAAGAGAACTTAGTCCATTATTACCACCTTTTACAAAATTAAAGAACATTTCATATTCTTTTCGAATTGAAGATTTTCCTTGGTCCATAGATCCCAAAGAATTCGATCCCAATTCATTCATTTTAAATACTGCATCATCCACTTTAGAACTTAAAGTTCCACTATAAGATGTTTGTTCTCCAGTGCTTGCATAAGGAACATCTCCTTCCGGAAGAAGAGAGATTACCGTTTCATCAAAGTTCCAAATTAAAATAGTTTTAAGTGGAGCATCACCATAAGTTTTTAAAACTTCAACTTTTTTTGCATTGCTTCTTTGCTTTGATGCAAGTTCTAAAACTTCAAATATAAAAGGATTGTTTGGAAGAGTCTCAATTGGTTTTTGAGTTGTTGTCGTCTTCTTTGTTTTTGTTACAGTCATAAATTTCAGTCGTAATACTATATGTTTAAAATATTTAGTGATATTAATTAATCAATATCTTCATCGTCATCATCAAAATATCCTTCTTCAAATCTAACAGCAACAACTTCATCAGGTATAACTTGTCCATTTTCATCAAAGAATTCTGGATGCAGATAAGGAGGTCTAGTTTCTAACAAATGCCTGTAAGTTAACCAACCAATTATACTTCCTACCATAAAAAATAGCAAGGTAAACATTATTGTGAATGTTATTACATATGCTGATTCCATTTGTCTTCTCCAGAGAGTTTATTTTTTCTTAACATCAAAGTGAAATTCTATAAAGAAATGAAACTCTCGTTGAAAGAGAGAAATCATTTTACCAAACTTCATTTGAAAAGTCTTTGGTTTTGATTCTCTTTTCCTCCTATTTCTTAGTAATAATTCAACTCCCCGATTAATTTCGGGTCCTGAGTTATTTAGATTGTTTTTTTCTTCCTGGTCTTTTGTCATGACTATACTTCCAAGCATCTTCTAGAATGCCGTACAAATAATTTCGTATTTTTCTTGCTTGAGGTTTTGGAATATGACCATACCCTTCACGAAGTTGTTTATGAATGTTATCATCACCACCCTCAAGATAATCATCAAGATCCATTACAAGATTACTAAGTTCATTTGCAGTAGAACTTTCAATGAACTCGTTAACTTGTCTTCTTAATGCACCCTTAATCTTTAAATAATCATAAAACTTCAATACATACTGGCCTTTAAAACAAAGATCAATTGCTTTTTCCACATCATAGTATACTTCGTGAAAAGTTGATTCCATTATACTAAATTTTGCTCCTTAAGGTACTTGACTGTATCTGTGCATCCACCTAGATGTTGTTGATCATTCAAAACAACTTGAGGAAAAGTAGAACCTTCCCCAAATTGCACATAAAATCCTTCTCTGTCAAAATCTGTTCCAAGTGTATATACAACATGTTCAAGACTTGATAACTCTAGCACCTGTTTCACTTTGGTGCAATATGGACATCCATTTTTAGAGTAAACTGTAAATTTCATAATACTAACTTGCGTTGTTTCTTCTGGGTCTATAAATGTATAAATTTT